GGTTTGCACGTCACTATGGTAATTGTTTGGCGCAATATAATTGTTATCGCCTTGAATGCCATTTACACCTGGCCATCCACCAGAAGATGGTGTCCAAGGAGAACCAACGAGGCCATTTGGATAAGGTATACCAGCATTTCCGCCAATCATCACCTCCTGCTCTTCGCCTCCCATCATTTTACAATCACTGCAACGACAATTGCTGCGGTGTTTTTCTCCGCCGACCATAAATCCTGCCGCACACAATGGACCACACCCGCCCTTCAAGAAAGAAATACCGCATGTGCCACAAGCTCCGCCATGTTGTGCACCTTGTGGATTTAAAAAAGGTGTTCCTGGGCCCTTATTTATAGGTCCAGTATTGGGTAAAGTTTTATCAATCGCATTAGTATTTAGTGGTATTGCTAAAGAATGCCCGACATTTGCCGCACCGCCTTTTTTACCAGTATAAGCCAAAAAAGGGTTGGGAACGGTCGGGACATTCCCTGGATATGCTAAATTTATATTCGACGCAGAACCACCTAAATAATTTTTACAAGTTTTTTTAGAACATCCCTTCATTTTGTAAATTTTTTGGTTTTTTTTAGACTTTCTAGACTTTTTCATTGGCATTTATATTATACAAAGAAATTATTCGATATCAACGTGAGTTAAGAAATGACGGCGACAGCACATTTTTTTCATATTTAATTCATCCAACACTTCTCCTTCAGGTGTTTTATCTACAAATTCTTTTGTTAAATAAACCACTTTATCAACATCGATGGATTCACCGTTTCCTCTTTTTGCTAATTTCTTCTTGCGCACTTGTTCTAGGTAATATCTATATTTGTTGGCAATAACATTACCGCAGGTAAAACATTTCACCGGAATTATCATATTCTATAATTATTAGGTATATTATTCTTATATGTTTTTACATTTATAATCAATTTTTTTATAAACATCAGACAGCGCATTATTAGCACAATTATACATTTATCTCAATTCCTTAACATTTCTCTCCATAACATTTATTTTGGAAATAATAAAAATCTAGCGCGTGAGTTTTGCCGTGCGCACCAGTGTTAAAGGTTGGGCCATCCTCATTTCCTGCCGTACATTTATTTTCGCTGGTCCAAACACAACAAGACGTCGAATTACATTTATTTTGCGTAAGTTTTTCACATGATTCATCTAATGCTCCACTAGAACCACTATGGGTCTCGCAAAAGGCGTCGCTTTTGTCCATAAGAATAGAAGTATCAAAGCCCTCCATCGTTACTACTTGTAAGAGTTTTTTGTTCTGAGACGGTTCGTTCAAATGTAAACCCGCCGAATTTATAAATATAATGAGAGTGAAAATCAAAAATGCTGCGATAAAAACCTTTAGCACATATTTTGATTCAAAATTCGTATTTTCCATCAATACAATAATATATTATAGTACGAGTAAATATTTTATAGCTATATTTTATAAACAATGGTCAAAACACAAAAACATCGTAAATCTATTATAAAATCGATTGCTAAAACAACCAAAAGTGCATTGCCAGCTGTAAATAAAGGATTAAAAACCGTTGGCACAACTGCTAAAAAGATAGCATCAGCATCCCTCCCAGTGGTGGAAAAAGGAGTGTCGGCAATTTATGGAACCATGGCGCAAGGTTTCGATTTAGGCGTAAAAGGCATGAAATCGGTAGCAAGAGGCGTAAAAATCTCGAAAAAACGACGTCATAATAAAAGTGGACGTAGAAAAAGCCAAAAACATAAAAAACATTAGTAATAAAAAAACATTCTTATTATATTATATGTTTAATACAATAAGTAATATCAGCAGAAAAGCGGATAAATATGGAGACGTTCATTTTGTTTCATTTTTAGCTTCTACCTTATCTAGATTAGCGTATTTTGATGACAATTATTTTTTGAAAAAATACAATGCTATTATAGGACCGGTCATTTCGCCTCAAATTTTACAAGGAATAAATAATGTTCCTGCGTCTAATTTAGGAGAATTATTACATGACCAAAAAATATTTGGTTTAGACAAAGGTGCAAATGATATATTTAAAAATCATGAATACGCTTATAAAGAGAAAAATTTTATAGATTTCTTGGCACTGAATATGCCGCAAAATGTGAATATAATAAACGGTGATTTGGCAGGCATAGTGAATTCGCCTATTCCTGGCACCCCTGCACCACCTGGTTCGGTGAAGTATATTTCGATTGGGTGGTCAAATTATGGTGAAGTATATGTTGTCGCAGATAAACGTATGCCAAATACATTATTTTTAATTTTTAGAGGCACCTATAGTGCTAAAACCGCTGCGTTATATAGTAAACCAACGTCACTGGTTCCGCTGAAAGTTTGCAAAGACAACAATGGTAATCCTGAATCGTTTTTATACGGCATTTTCAAACCTTCTTCTGAAATGGTACACACCATTATTGAAGCCATGCGTTGTTTAGCCGTTGATTTTTTAGGCGCAACCACACCTAATTCAGTGAAAATTTTTACCACAGGTCATTCACTCGGTGGAGCGATGTGTACCAATTTTGCTTATTTATGGATGGGAATTAAAAAGACCGCGCCATATAATGCTTCACCTTACAACGTTTTAGCCGATAATATAATATGTATTAGTTTAGGTGCCCCTCGGTGTATGAGTTCATCTGTCGCTAAAAAGTTTTGTAATTTTGCTTCACAAAAGAAGATATTGTTTTTAAGAATAACTACTCGAGGAGATCCAGTGCCTGGATTACCGCCAAAAACAGGTTTTCAACATCCATGTTCAGAAGATAGTAAAATGCGTATGGAAATATCAGAAGCCTGTAACGCACAACTTACCATGCGACCAAAGCCAAATGTAAATTATAAAGGTGATTTAGATTGTCAAAATTATAAAACAAGAGTCTATCTACCAAACCCTTTATCACACACCATTTATTTAGATATTTTATATATTAAAGCCGTAGATATACCTAAATTTTTTAAAGGAATGGGTATTGCACAAGAAGTATCGCGTGGACCAAATGGTACCACAATGTGCAGATTAATTATGGGTGAAAATAACGAAAACCCTCAAACAAAAGAATTTAATTATAAAGTTGTCTTTTTTGACGTAAACAAAGCGAGAGAAAAACCTACAGATACAGATGTCAAACAAGATGCAGAATTAGCTGCTGCACCAGGACCTGTGACTGGGGAAAGTAGCAAGTTAGTAGGAGGATTTGGAGGACCTGTTGCCGAAGATAGAAGAATGACAATGACAGCTTTTAATGCATTGATTGGTGCAATGGTTCCTTTAAGCGGCAATTTGTGTCCACAGAGCGCTCCACAACCAACATCAGTGGTAAATCCATTCAACAATCAATTAGCACCAGATTTGAGTTGTCCTGGTGCAGTAGGTGGTGGTAGAAAGAATACCAAGAAGACCAAGAAGACCAAGAAGACCAAGAAGACCAACAACACCAAGAAGACCATTATGTCGAGAAGAAAGAAACGATGTTCCGCGCGTTATACTAAGCGAAAATAATTTTTCACAATTCCTTTGTTATTGTTCCTTTAGTCGTTTTAATGCGTTTTTCACCTTTTTTACTATTATGGTGTGTTTCGTTATGACACGATTCACACAATGTCATCAGATTTGCCAAATTATTTTTATGAAATACCCCATCACAATTTACAATAATTCCATCATTATTTGCGCTGCTTTGGTGTTGCAAATGATGAACTTCACTTCCCAATTGCTTATTACATTTTTCGCACATGCCAACAATTTTTTTGGAATTATAATGAGACGTTTTCAACGAAAGAATACTTCTAGACCCAGGAATGTATTTCATTCGTATTTCATAAGCGGCTTCTATGAAATCTACTGGTAAATCGAGTGATTTACATACTTCAAGACCATACATACTATTCCCAGGTCCGTCGCGTAATTTACGGTCATATACCAATACATCATTTTCTTTGTCATAAATGACTTCCATATGTTTTAATGTAACACTGGCTAATTCGGATATTTCTGCGTAGTCGACGATTTCGTGTAAATGGGTGGCAAATATAAAACTACTCCTACGCTTATGTAGTTGTTGAATACCAGTAACAAATATACTGATTGCACTCAGGGTCTCTGTGCCAGAACATAATTCATCACCCAATATCAAGCTATTTTGGTCACTTAAACGCAATATAGTTCGCAACTCAGACATTTCTACTGCAAAGGTCGATAATCCCTTGAATATATTATCATTACCAATAATACGTGTAAATAAATATTGATAAGGCATATAGTTAAACTCTGAGCATGGAACATATAATCCTGATTGTGCCATAATAACGGAAATCCCTAATGCTTTGATGAAGCTGGTTTTACCTACGGCATTGGTACCATATAACAAAAATCCATCACTCTTTCCATCCCCTAATACAATATCGTTGGTTACATATAATTCGTTGGACTGAAATTGTTCAATCAAACAATGCCGTAAATGTTTGGCGTCGACAAATGATTTATCTGCATGAATAATATTTGGTTTGCAATAGTTATACTTTTTAGCAATGTAAGCTTTCGTGTATAAAATATCTATTATGGTTACAAGATTGATTATGGATTCCAATTTTTTTTGAAATTTTTCAAAATTTGAGACGAATTTATGAAATACGAGTGTAATTAAATCTTTCATGGAAAGTTTTGTAGTGGTTATATTTTTACATATGCCGTTTATTTGTTCGTCTACGATAAAATTGTTGGATGCGCTTTGTTTTTCAAATGTAAATTGGGTTTTGGAAATTTTAAATTCGTATTTTTTATTATTACCATTTGTATTACCATTTGTATTACCATTTGTATTACCATTATTATAATGCAACGTGACAATGCTCGCATCTTTTGGTAATGCATCTTCTAATAATTTACATCTCCTACTTGTTGACACCAAACTAAAATTATTTTTTTCGGTTTCGTGAATTTTAACATAATCCGCGGATTTCCCACTCTTTTTCTCTTTATTTTCAATTAACGAACTTAAATAATTTTGAATCGCTTCTAATTTTAGTTCTGATTCTTTCAATAAACATGTCTTTTTATCCAATTCTTCATCTATACTCATTTTAATAAAATTGGTGTCGAAATTTTGCATTTGGTCTAAATCCGCAGCGAATCCAATGTCCAAATTACTATGAATAAACTCCGCAATCTCGTCGCAATATAAGCCAACATTTAACATATCGTTTTCAAAAACCTTTACATATTGCATTATGATTACGTCTTCGCAAGTTTTTTCATAAATTTTTTTTATAATTAAAATATTGTTGTACAAATTACAAAAGGCTTTCGGAGAGATTTTTTTAAGAAAAATTTGCCGGTCCCATTTGGAAATATCTTTGATTAAGGAAAGAGTATTTTTATAAAAGCCGCTATAATCGGCATACACACTTAAAAAATACTCTGTTATATTGTATTCGCGCTGTAAATATTCTTCGTCATAAATAGGGTTTAATAATTGATAAAGAAATTTGCGTTTCCCCATAGGAGTCAAACAATGATTCAACATTTCGGAAACACATGAATATTTACTGGCTTTTACGGTGCCATCATTAATAATATTTAATTGTTTTAAAGAATGATTTGCTAATGTTAAACGCTTAGAATTATTTTCAAATTCTGGTTCAGAAATTTTATTCACTAGATGAGGATTATGTTGGTAAACGAAATCTAATAAAAAACAAAAGGATTGGGTGGCAATATCATTTTCATAGAAATTTTGTGAAAACACGTCATAATTATCAAATTTATAGAACTTGGAAAGAATTTCTTTTTGGTATGATTGTTTTTCACAGTTGCGAATCCGTTGTCTTTTTTCTTTTGTAGCACCTTCATTATCATTATTATTATTATTATTAGAAACCCCAATATGATTTTTATGTATTAAATTACAATTTATTCCAGCATAACTAACTACATAATCAATTTCTTTTTCATCTGGTAAATTTGAAATTAATATGACTTCACTAGGGTTGTAAATAGAGATAAAACGTTCTAGTTCATCGTAGGTAGTAGGATTATTTACATATGTTTCTTTAAATTGAAACATCGTCGTCTTCCCCGTATATATATCAATATTAGATACACCAACGACTACAAATTTACCCTTTAACAAAATCTTATTTTCTATTAAGTGAATCCAAATGCAACTAATAGAGTTGGTTAAACTTGTAGAATCGGTATGGAAATATGTGCCAGGACTGAAAATACCAGCGAGTGAACGAGACGTGTTTTTGGTAGCCTCGTCTTGTACATATACTACTGCAGTAAACCCAGCATCTTTAATTTTTTTTACATATTTTTCAATTTGGAAATCTTTAAATCCAGCCATCATAATAGAAACATCCTTACCTACACATATATTTTTGTCCACGATATTCAGTTCGCATATTTGAGAGAAGTCTACAATTTTACTCTCCATAATCGTATCGGTAGTCTTATTAAAATTTCCATATACTTCAAAAAACGCACCCACTTGCATTAATAATATTGTATTTTCACCATATTCATATTGATATTTTTTAGTTAATTCAAAATATTCTTTGATAAGTGCCATTAGTTGATAATACGAATTTATCTTTAATTTATTTGTACAACATACATTTACACGACCCCAATAGTAAAACCCAACCCAACTGTAAAACCCAACCCAACTGTAAAACCCAAATAATAATGTAAGTAATGATGCGCATTTTTACTTACATTACACCCTCCTCAAATATCAACAATAACAAATTCCGCGGTGTTGTTATCATAACAAGTATTCGTTATATATTTTTTTATCATACTATAATAATAAATAGGTAATATCCCTAAGTTATAATGTAAAAATTTTAAAATAATTAAAAAAAAGGTAATATAAAAAGGCAAATAAAACTTGCTTTGGTGTTCACGCAAAATTTCATTTTTGTATTTATCTTCATATAGAGAAATTTCTACCGTTAATTTATTACTTTTATCTACATACTTGCTTTTATAACCAGGAATGACAGTTTTCGATTTGTCCATTTTATAGAGTGATTTCTTGAAATCATTATTATTTAGATTTAAAAAATTTTGCAATAAAAGTAAAGTACTTGAGATATTATTTGAAAATATATCAATATCAATATCGCTTAATTGGGGAAAATAATCGTCTCTCTGAATACTACCATAAAAATATATCGGTTTATCTATATAATTTCTTAACTTATCAAAAAAATCCTTTTCATAATGTGTTAATTGGTTTTTTGTTGTTTCCATATTACATTATAACAATATTATAAGTTTTTTACAATGATAAGTTGTTAGAATACGTGTTTCTCTAAAAATTATCTAAAATAATAGTTGACGATTGATTTTTTTTATAAAACCATATTTTCTTATTAAAATACATGTAAAACAAAGAATTTTTAAAATATAAAAAATACGATTTGGGCATTAAATATAAGTGATAGTAAAAAAATTTTAGTATGAATAGTATAAGTATCATATACGTTGGTAAATGATTAATACTATTTATATTTTCCATTACGACAGTTCTATATTTTTCGTCATAAATTAACATATCAAACACTAATTCATCTTGAGGGTCGTTATATTTAATTTTGTACCCAGAAACGACATCTGATGCTGTTTCATAATATTTTTGATATATTTTTTTTATATCCGCTTTATTAATTTTCAAATAGTTTTGTAATTTTGACAATATACTAGGCACATTATCTGTTATAACGGTAATATCAATATCGCTTGCGTTACTAAAATAATCCGCGCGTTTAATACTTCCATAAAATATTAATTCATTATCTAAATAGTCCTGTAAATTTTTAAAAAAATTATATTTATAATCACCTAATTTATCTTTAATTTCTTCCATATTACTAATATATACACAGATAAATATATACGTGTATATATTATTATAATTCTTTATCGCTCTTGGAAAAATTGTGTAGTAATGTTTCCGCGTTACTGTTGGTTATTTCTCCTGCTAACATGGCAGATTCATACATTTTTCTTAGTACGTCATTTGGCGCATTACTGCCTATTTTAATCAAATTGTGTTCTCTTAAATACGTTTTGATATCGTTGATTTGTTTTCTTTTCAAATCTTTTTGTGCGTTTAAAACTAATTTTCGAGTTCTTCTATCTTTCACCAAAATACCTACCGTTTTTTTAATTTTAGATTTACCTAATGTATATTTTCTTTTAATTGTTTTTTTATTTATTTTTTTTATGGCAATAATATTTTCTTCATGCGATGGTTGTAGTTGTGACCAGGACGACGGTACGAGTGATTCTGTTGCGCTACTATTCAGTGCATCTACACTGATTTCGGCGGTTTGTAAATAACTCGGTTTTTGAATTAAATTCTGGGTGATCATTATATCTTCGTTTTTTTGTATGGTTTCTTCTAATTGTTTTCGTTTTAATTTTTCGCGCAAACTATGTAATCGGTTTTCTCTTTCAAATTGTATAGTAGTACTATTATTACCTTGAATCGTTAAAGCTGCGTGTGGGTTGGTGACAACATTATTTCGTTGCGTTTTATTCCAATCTCTATAAGTTGGTTTTGAACCTCCTTTTAATACACCATACGGTACATAGTCGTTTTTATACGGTTTTAATACCATACTTTCAGTTCCAGGTGTAAAATGTTCTGTATTTACTCTTATGAGAGGTTCACCTAATTCTTCTGGTAGTTCAATATTCACTTGAGGAGAATTATGTAATGCCTGATAGTTTTTTATTGTTGTGTTCCTTTCTAGTCCTTTTTGTCTTTTTCTATTCTCAAAATTGATTTTTTCGTCATTCACCCTTTTTTGTTTAGATAGCGTTTGTAAATAATCTAATGAATTACTAAAATCATCGGTAAAATTATCGATGTTCGAATCATTATGAGGATTTGTAAAAGTGGCTGGAGTGAATTCTTCTTTTCCACCATCATTGATAGTTTCATGCATTTTTTTTGAACCACCTAAATTTTCTGTTTCGCGATGTTTATGTTCTTTAATTCTTTTTAACAGTTTATTCTTTAAAACATTTGGTGATATCAATGGCACAATGGATGGTTTTTGTTTTTTTTCGCGGTTTTTTTTCGTTTTTGAACCACCCAAACTAAATAAATTAGGATTTATAGATATAGTTTTATTTGACATTTATTATACTATCAAATAAAAATAAATGAAATATAACTATTGTAAAATAAATATAATATATACTGTTCAAGAATATACTATATACTGTTCAAGAATATACTATATACTGTTCAAGAATATACTATATACTGTTCAAGAATATAATGTATTGTATAATTGTTTTTTATATTCAAAATCGTTTTTTCGGTTTTTAACCTCTTCATTTTTCAGATAAACATTAAAACCAGCATTCAAATCCGCCAATGTTATTTTTCTTTTCTCGGTTTCATCTTTACAAAAAACACGTCTACTGTGTGCTATTTTCGTTTTTGCTAAAATTGTTTCAATGTCTCGACCGGAATATTTGAAATATTCCTTTTTATTATGAAACCAATCCGCGTTTATTTGCGATTTTTCCTCACATTCCCATCCAATGTCATTCACCATTTTCAAAAAAATATGATACAAATCCGTAGCATTATATTCATCGGTTTTAAACCGCCAAGTAAATCGCGATTCTAAACCTTGATTAAAGACAAAAAAACAATCTTGTAATTCTTTCTCATATCCAGCAATAATAACCATCAGATTATCCTTGTTATCACTTAATGCTTCACATAATGTATCAATACATTCTTTGGCAAAACTGTCCTTTTTCTCCGCATTCCCCAGCGCATAAGCTTCGTCTATAAAAAGAACCCCCCCTAACGCTTCTTTAATAACTTCGCTTGTTTTTATAGAAGTCTGACCTAAATAACCAGCAATTAAATCACTTCTCGTTACCTTTTTAAAACTACCTTTTGATAAGACACCAATTTTACTATATATTTTACCCATTATTTTCGCAATTTCCGTTTTACCAGTTCCGGGGGGGCCATAAATGACCGTATGCATAAAATCACCACTTGTATTTGTATTTTTATTTTTATTCAATTCTTGGACAAAATACAATATTTGGTCGACAATATTATTTTTTAAACTAGTCATTCCTATCATTTTGTTCAAATCTTCCAGCGGACTCTTAATATCGTGCAAGGCCTGCATATTTATATTATATTTAATGCTTGGGTCGAGTTTATACATTTCAATTAGTTTCAAAATATCAGCAATATCATTAATTTCATTATCAATATGTATCGTTTCTTTTATTTCCACTGGCGGAAAAATGGGCGTTTCAATTTTAATGGGTACTACATATGGTTTGCTGTCTTTGTTATTAATGTCTTTATTGATTGCTTTAATAATATCTTTCACATGTATTGTTTTATGACTCGTTATGTCTTGATAATAATTAGGGTCAATATTTTTTATACAACAAGAATCTGTTACATTTAATCCAGTAAAATTTCTGGTGGAATAATTATTTGTATTATATTTTTGAGTAATTTGTTCAACGATTTTATCTATGGTAGTTTTCATATCATTTTCAGAAAGGTCTGATGTTGATTCTGGAGACGAAATAGGATGTTTCGTATGTAAAGATGAGCTATCTAATGTGCATAAAAATTTATTGTAATTATTAATTCTATTTGGGTCTAGTGCATTTTTTTTCCGT